CAGACTCGTCAAGAGATTGTGGTGTTCACGGACTCCAGCGCGTACTCGCTCCAATACCTTGGCCCCCCTTACGTGTGGGCACCTCAGTTGCTCGGCGACAACATCTCTATCATTGGCCCCAACGCTGTGTCTCAAGCATCGGGTGTTGTGTATTGGATGGGCGTCGACAAGTTCTACTACTATGACGGTCGTGTGCAGACGCTTAACTGTGACCTGCGCCGCTATGTGTTCCAAGACATTAACCTCGACCAAAGCGCTCAGGTGTTCTCAGGAACTAACGAAGGATTCAATGAAATCTGGTGGTTCTATTGCGCTGCTGGAGAGACTGAGATTAACCGCTACGTCATCTTTAATTATCAAGAAAAGGTCTGGTACTACGGCACGCTGGGCCGCACGGCTTGGCTGGACTCTGGCTTGCAAGACTACCCTCTTGCGGCTACGTACTCGTACAACTTGGTCAACCACGAAAGTGGGATAGACAATAAAGAAACAGGCACGACCACGGCAATCAGTGCTTACATTTCTTCGTCTGAGTTTGATATTGGCGACGGTCACAACTTTGGCTTCGTCTGGCGTATCCTGCCTGACTTGACGTTCCAAGATTCCGTTGCTTCTCCCGGCGGCGTGCAGCCGACTGTGACCATGGAGTTGTATGGCTTGGCTAACTCTGGCTCGGGGGTAACAAGTGACGCTTCACAGCCTGTAGTTAAAGGTAGTACATATAACATCACCGAAGAGTTTACGGGAATGATCTTTACCCGTTTCCGTGGACGCCAGATGATCTTCAAGATTAGCTCCAACCAGATTGGCACGGCTTGGCAGCTTGGCGCTCCGCGTATTGATATTAGACCGGATGGCCGCCGATGAAGTACATTGTTACTACTGATTATCAGCTTGATAAAATTGCTGCGCCTAACTTGCCAAATGCGCCAGAACAGTGGGATCGCCGCTTTCAAGATCAGTTTGGCAACGTTTTGCGTTTGTATTTCAACCGCCTTGACGACTTCATTGCACGGTTAAAAGTTTCAGGGGCTACCGGCGCTGCCGGTGCGGGACTGACATTTCCATACGGGGCATTTCACGACACCACTACTCAAACACAAGTAGCAGTTAATACAGCTAAAGCTGTCACATTTAACGCTACAGATTCATCAAATGGCATAGCTTTGGGCACGCCTACTTCCCGTGTTATTACAAGTATTCCCGGATACTACAACTTCCAGTTTTCCGCCCAGTTAGACAAAGCCTCAGGCGCTACGGCATCTACTTGGATTTGGCCCAAGGTAAACGGAACAAACATAACAGCTTCGGCAAGTAAGGTATCTATTCAAGGAACCACCGCAGAAAATGTCCCTGCTTGGAACTTCGTATTGCCGATGAATGCGGATGATTATTTTGAGTTGTATTGGATGACGGACGACACTAATGTTCAACTTAAATATGAAGCAGGGTTTGGCGTAGCACCAAACAACGTGCCAGCTATTCCATCAGTCATTTTGACTGCAACATTTGTGTCTGCGCTACCAACATGATATTATCAAACAACCCCCATTTTGAGAGGCAAAAATGAGCCTGCATAAGTTTGCCGAACAGGTAGCCGCGCATGGTCGCGGTGACGACTCTTTACTCGTACACATGACGCCGGACGAAGTCCAGCGCCTACAGAAATTTGCCGAAGCCAACGGTCGCACACTGACCATCAACCCACATACGGGTTTACCCGAAGCCGGTTTCCTTTCTGATCTCTTCAAAGCTGTTGCCCCCATCGCCCTTGGCGCGTTTCTTGGCCCCGGTGCGTTTGGTATTGCGGGTCTTGGTTTGAGCGCTGGTACGGCAGGTCTGGTCACCGGCGGTTTGACTACCTTGGCTACTGGCAGTTTGTCTCGCGGTCTCATGGCCGGATTGGGTGCGTATGGTGGTGCGGGATTGGCAGAAGGCTTGGCCACTGCCGGCACAGGTGCTGGGCTGTCTGAAGCTTTGGCAGGCTCGACCACAGGAACAGGCCCACAGGTGTTTGGTGACATTGCCGCTGCTGAAGGTTCGTCTGGCCAAGCTTTCAACGAGTTCTTAAAAAGCAACGCTAACCCCGCCACAATGTCTGGGGTTGAAGCCGCCAGCACAGGACTTAAGGCCGCAGCAGCGGACCCTCTTAGTTTTGCTAAACAGAACTGGTCTCCTATTGCAGCCGCAGGACTGCCTGTGCTGAGCGCTATTCAGACAACTACACCAGCATCCAAAGCAACGCCTACCGACACAGGCTACATTCGTCAGAAGCTGTACGATCCTTACACCCAAACTTACAAATCTTTGGCTCCCGTTAAAGCCAGTGAGTGGGGCGGTCGCAGTTTTTCTGACGCATACACAAACCCACAGACAGGTGAGATGGCCGCTTTGCAACCCCGTTCTCCCGGTATGGCTGGCGGCGGTATTGTGGCTTTGGCTGGCGGCGGTTACACCCCAACTGATACAGAAATCTTTAACTATTTTAAGACCCCCGGCCTGACAGACGCACAGATTGCTAAAGACATGCAAACGTTTGGCGTGTCTGCTGCTGACATTGCTCGTGCTACCGGCACACAGGGACAGCAAGCGGACTACGAAAAGCGTTTTGTAAACACGCTTGTTGCACCCGGAACAGACGCATCTGAATTTTTAGCCGCGACTGGCGCTGTCGGTCTACAAAATCAGGCACTCGCTAATGCCATGCAGAATGCGGGGCTGTCTCAAGGCGCTCAATATGCTTTGACGCATGCGAATAGTGACGCGGGCTTTACTGGCGGGATTATTGATGCAAGTACTGGAAAACCTGTAAGTCTTTACACTGATATTGGCTATACAGCAGGTGCATTGCCCGGGGATCAAGGCGGATTGGAAGGTCTGTATGGCAACATTAACTACGTTTCCAGTGGGTTGCAGAACCTGATTAACTCCGGAAAAATGACTGTGGCGCAAGCACAAGACGCGGCGCTTGCAGAAATGGCTCGCGCTGGCGTTAGCGTAGCGGATGTTAACGCCGCAACAGGCAAAACCTTTGGTGATTTGTTCACGCCCAAGACAGTAGTCAAAGACACCATCACAGGCGGCACAGGCAACGACACCATCACAGGCGGTACAGGCAACGACACCATTACAAGTACTGCAATTACTTGCCCTCCCGGATACCACCCTAGCGCTGATGGAAAGTCTTGCGTACCAAACATCAATGCCACCCAGAACACGACCACAACCGTTACTACACCCACAAGTCTGATTACGGCTCCTGCCACTACGCTTCCCGTAGGCGTGTCCGGCACAACGGGCCCATCTATTGAAGGCGGCGGCGCTACAGTCAACCCCAACGGCACGATTACAACCTCTCCTGTCATTCCCGGCATCCCAGTTGGCGGATTCACAGGCATGGAGCAAGTTCGTAACGCCTACACCAAGGGCGGCGGCAGTTTGGGGTATGTGCCAACAGCACCTAGAACAATTGCTGAATTCAACCAGATGTACAACCGTCAAACAGGCGATTCGCTTGCGGCGTATGATTACTTGATGGGTAAAGGCGGCGGTAAGTATCCTGTACAGAGTCAAGCGGCTTCAAGCTCTACAGGCATCATGCGCCCATACTGGTCTGCGGGCATGAAATACAAGCCTAAATTCTTGTCTTACGGCAAGGACGGCGAAATCGTATCAAGTACTACGAGCGGCAACGCGGCAAGCGCTGCGGATACAACATCCCTAACAACGGCCAAAACTATTAACGTTATTGACGCTAACGGAAATCCGGATACCGCTACGCTGGGCTCCGATGGGAAATACCACACAAGTAATGGTAATACGTACGATGTGACAGGCGCTCAGATTGCCGCTGGTGGCGGCATGATGGGCTACGCCATGGGTGGTGGTCTAGGCTCTTTGGGTTCTTACTCTGATGGCGGTCGATTGCTCAAAGGCCCCGGTGATGGCGTGTCTGATAGCATCCCTGCAACGATTGGTAACAAGCAACAACCTGCCCGCCTTGCCGATGGGGAGTTCGTAGTCCCTGCCCGCATCGTGTCTGAGTTGGGCAACGGCTCTACCGATGCAGGCGCTAAGAAACTCTACGCCATGATGGATCGTGTGCAGAAAGCACGCGGCAAGACCACAGGCAAAAACAAAGTAGCGGCCAACAGCCGCGCTGACAAATATCTTCCCGCGTAAGGAATAGATCATGGCTGATCCAGTATTGCAACAATCGAATATCACACAGACAACAATCCCCGACTACGCCCGTCCGTACGTTGAGGAGTTACTGGGCAATGCCCAAGGTCTGACTGACATCAATCAGAACCCCTACATGCAGTACATGGGCGACCGTGTAGCGCAGTTCACGCCATTGATGCAGCAGTCGTACGAAAACGCTGCTTTGATGCAAGGCTCACCCCAGTTGCAAGATGCAACGGCCATGGCAGGTTCTGCTGGACTTGGAGCGCTTAATACTGGCTACACATACAACCCGTTCCAAACAAAATCGTTTACTAGCCCTGAGATGGCCGAAAGCTACATGTCTCCGTACATGCAGAACGTGGTCAATCGCCAGCAGCAAAATGCCCAGCGGCAAGCAGATATTGCCGCCCAAGCACAGGGTGCGCAGGCCGCTCGTGCGGGAGCGTTTGGGGGTAGTGGTGACTACATCATGCGTGCGCAAGCCGCAGCCAATTTAGCCCGTCAAAAAGGCGACATCCAAGCACAGGGTTTGCAAAACGCTTACCAACAAGGCATGGGGCAGTTCAATGCAGAGCAAGCGGCTACGCAAGCTGCGGCTAACCTCAACGCACAACAAGGCCAGTTTGGTGCCGGTCTAGGTCTGCAAGGACTGCAAACAGCGCTGACAAGCGCAAACACTCTGGGTAACTTGGGCAACACCCAGTACCAACAGAACATGGGCATCAACCAGATGCAGAACCAGTACGGTTTGCAGCAACAACAGCAAACACAGAACATCCTGAATAATCAATATCAGGACTTCCTGAACGCACAAAACTATCCGTACAAACAGTTGGGCTTCATGTCCGACATGCTTCGCGGTTTGCCACTGACTCAGCAGTCTTCTAATCTTTACGCAACCCCGCCATCCGCTGTGCAGCAAGTTGCGGGTCTTGGCTTGACAGGCAAAGCACTTGGCGCTTTTAAGAAAGGCGGCGCGGTTGATGCGCGTCCTGCTGGTCTGGCAGAATTAGCTATCCATAACATGGGCTGAAGAACATGGCACTTCCAAACTCCGAAAAGATTACATCGCAGATCGCGCTATTGCCCGATGCTGCACTGAAGCAGATGGCCATGATGCACAAGAACGACCCGTACGTTCTGCCGCTTATCATCTCCGAAGACGGCCGTCGCAAGCAGATGCGCCAAGCTGCGCAAGCGCAGATGGCAGGCATGCCTCAACCCAAAGTAGCCGATGCAGCCTTGGCACAGATGGGTCAGCTTCCAGAAGAGCAAGGCATTGGTGCTTTGCCTGCCCCTAATATTCAGCGCATGGCTGATGGCGGTATTGCTGGCTACGACGATGAAGGCATGGCCCAAGGCGGCTCAATGTTTGACTTTGCCCAGCGCAGTGAGCCTGTGCTTCGCATGGCCGCTGGTGGCGTGCCCGGATATAAAAACGGCGTTGCCGTGCCTCGTGACTTGGATGCTTATATTGACGAGCAAGCCAAGCTCAACGGCATCCCACCATCTACGCTTCGCGCAGTTATTCAAGCAGAAAGTAGCGGTAAAGTTGATGCCCAGAGCAAGACTTCGTCTGCACAAGGCTTGATGCAGTTGATTAACCGCACCTTTACAAAAGGCGGTGGCGATCCTGAGAAACGCAAAGACCCGTTTGAGAACGTGCGTGTCGGCGCTAAGGTTCTGGGAGAAGACGCGGCAGCTTTACGCAAGCAGTTAAAGCGTGATGTTTCTCCTGAAGAACTGTACGCAACTCATGTACTTGGCCGTGGTACAGGTTCACGCTTGTTGCAAGCCGACCCCGATATGACCATGGCGCAGGTGCTCAAGTCTGCCGACCCTGAGAACGCAGATAAGATTATCAAGAGCAACTCCAAGTTGTTCGGCGATGGTAAGAAAACCGTTGGTGAAGTCATGCAGACTTTTTCCACAAAAATGGCATCTGCCATGCCCGTTGCTTCGGCACAAGCTGCTCAACCCCAAGCCGCCCCTGCACCCGCTCCTGAAAAAGAGCGGTACCTCACAGGCAACCAAGGCGTGATTGGTACAGGCGAGACAGCTTTGCAGTACCTTACTGGTGCACTGGCTATTCCTACGGCTGGCGGTGCGGCTGTGCTTGAGCAGTTGCCCAACGTGTTCTCTGGTAAAGGTGCAGATCGTGCCGCCATGGAGAAGTCTTTCCGTGAGAAAGCCGCACAGGTAACTTACGAGCCCCGCACTGAGGGCGGTAAGACAATCTCTGAAGGCTTTGGCCAAACGCTGGAAGACCTGAAGATTCCTCCATACATTGCACGCATCGGTGCGGGCACGCCAAAAGGCCCTGTCGCCCGTCCTTCCGCTGAAGGTATCGCCGGTATTGCTGAGCAGATGAAACAAGCTGCGGCTGAGCAAAAAGCCAAAGTTTCCAATTTGCGTTTGGAAAACAAACCTTCCGGAGAAAAGACTACCTTGATTTCCAACGCCGAAGGCACGGACATCATGCCGGAAAAAACCCGTGCTAGTGTTGGCGCAGCGTTTGAGGACTTGTCTGCTGCCGAGAAAGCCGCACGTGATGCCGCTGCTTGGGAGAAAGCCGCACAGGAAGCTAAGAATACTCCTGACTTCAGCAAGTACGCTGGTGCTATGGACGAGAGCCAACTTGAAGCCGCACGTGCCCGTGGTATTTCTGCGCTTGCAGGCGTGACACCATCCAGTATCGAAGCGCAAAAAGGCGTTGCACCAGAAGCCGCCACAGGCATCAATACTTCTGGCGAAGACCTCAGTAAGTTCTACGACATGGGCGCTACGCCTGAAGCCGCGCCTAAGCCTTCTGATGTGATTGCCGCAGCCAAAGATGCAACCCCTGCCAAAGACCGCAAAGGTTTTGACAACGAAGACTTGCTGATGCTGGGCTTGAGTCTGATGGCTAACAAGTCGCCAAACTTTATGACTGCCTTGGGCGAGTCCGGTATTCAAACTTTGAGCGCTAAGAAAGAGCGTGAGAAGCGCGAGACTGACCTTGAGTACAAGGACATCATGAAGAAGTACTACGGCGCTTTGGGCACAAAAGCCGAAGCCGAATCCAAAGCCATGGAGTCCGGCGTCAAGTACAACGCGGCTGCACGCCAGCACGCTATGGACAACATTCAACGCGAGATGGCGAAGTGGGAAGCTTCACTGGGTGGCGCAGCGGCAACACCAGAACAAATCGAAGCAAAACGTCTGTCTTTGGCGAAGTTCTACTTCCCCTTGGCAGGTTTAGAACTTCCCAGTACAATGAGTTCACCAGCTCCCACTGCTGGCTTTAAAGTCCTCGGGAGCCGCCCACAATAAGTTCAAGGATGTTAAATCATGCCCATTTACAGCGTGCAAGGCCCGGACGGGCGTATCTATGATGTGGAGGGGCCTGAAGGCGCATCCGACGCACAGGTTATTGCGGCTCTTGAAGAACATTTAGCATCCCAGCCAAAGCCCAAGAAAGGGCTGATGGCCGCGCTCGGTAAGGGCGCTGAGTCTACATTAAGCCAACTGCGCACCGGTGTTTCCGGTGCTTTTGGTTCCCCCGAAGAAGCTGCTAGGGCCGGGCTGGAGCGCGGCGAAGAAATCTCCAATAAGTACGCTGACCAAGTCAGCATGGAGAAAGTCAAAGAAGCCTTCAATAAGGACGGCGTTCTCTCTGCCGCTAAAGAAGTCGGTCGTCAAATCCCCTTGGCTATTGCTGAGCAAGCGCCTAACCTTGCCACTTCGTTTGGTGGTGCTCGTCTTGGTGCTATGGCTGGTACGGCTCTTGGCCCTGCTGGTACTGTGGCTGGTGGTGTGGTCGGTGGTCTTGCAGGCGCATTTCTCCCCTCCCTGATTCAGCAGTACGGTGGCAACCTTGAGCGCCAAGCCCAAGAACAAATTGCCCGTGGTGAACCCCTCAAGATCGAGGCAGGCACTGCGGCGGCAGCCGCTATCCCCCAAGCTGGTTTGGATGTGGCACAAGCCTTCATTCCCTTCGGTGGCAAACTGGTCAGCAAGCTGACTGGCATCCCTGAGAAAGCCTTCTTTGGCAAGACCGCAGAACAAGCGGCAAAACTTGCCGACGAGAAACTACTGGCTACCCTTGCAAAAGGTACAGCCACCGGCGTGTTGGCCGAAGTGCCAACAGAGATTGCCCAGCAAATGCTGGAACGCGCACAGGCAGGCTTGTCCCTGACTTCTCCTGATGCGATGAAAGAGTATGGCCAGACCGCATACCAAGTTGGTTTGCTTGGCCCTCTGGGTGCCGTTGGTCGTTTGTCTGAAAAAGGTGCAGCCCGAGACGAAGTTGCTGCACGACAAGCCGCAGAGCAAGAAGCTGCCGCCCAAGCCGCCCAAGCGTTGCAAGTTCCTACGCCTCCAGTAGCCGAGCCTGCCCCTGCCGAAGCCGCTCCTGCCCAAGCCCAACTGCCAGCACCCGAGCCCATGTTGGCTTTGCCTGCGCCTACCGGAGAAGCTCCCAAACCTCCCGTGGTATTGCCTGAAGGTATTCGTGAGACTGAACGCCCCGGTGCGGTCATGGCTGGCCGCGTCATGCCTGAGAAGCCCAACTTGGGTCGGGCGATGGAGCAACACGACAAGCTTAAAACCCAACTTGCAGACCTGCAAAAACAGTTGCAAGATGCCGCCAACGCAGGCGACACCGCCAAGATCAACGAGTTGTACGCCCAGTACGAGCCGCTTGAGAAGGAAGTTGAGAAGTCTGCACAGACCATCGAAGGTCTGGGTGGCACAACGCTCACCCCGCAGGAGTTGGAAGCCCAGTCTAAATCAGCGCTTGCCAGCATCGACACCAAGCTCAAGAACGCTCAGAAGAAGCTTGCGGACGCAGCGCAGCTAGGCTCATTTGGTGAGCTACCCAAACTGACAGCCAAGATTGATGAACTCAAGAAAGAGCGCACCGACCTCATGGACAGCTTCGGTCAGAAGCGTTCTGTGCTGGAAGAGAAGCAAGCCAACCTTGAGCAACGTGGCCAGACCCGTGAGTTGTTTACGCAAGAGGAAGCGCCCATTCCTGTGGCACAGACCAAGGAAGAAGCCTTGGCCGTGGAGCAGCCGCCTACTGCTGCGCCCAAAGAAGTGCTCAAAGAAGAACCCAAGGCCGACACCAAGACCATGGAATTGTTTGGCGAAGCCAACCTGCTTCGCACAGCCATCAACAACGGTGACGAGTCAGCCATTGAACGCGCCGCCAAGATTGAAGAACAGCGTCAGCGCAAAGAGCGAAACGCCAAAGTTGAAGCCGAGCGCACCAGTACCGACAACCTGATTAAAGCACTGGATGACCGCCTTGACTTAGCGGGTACGAAGCGTGAGCGTGCTGACTACTTTGGTCAGTACTACGACAACAAGCAAAAAGCACAGTTTGACAACGGCACAAACAACGAGACCATCCAGCGCCCTCTCTTGGATAGAAAAGGCAAAGTTGTTGTTGGCGAGAACGGCTTGCCTATCATGGAAAACGTCAAGCTCCAAGACGTCTACGACAAGGGTGGTGCAGCGGCGGTTGAGTACGAACTCATCAAAGACCAGATTGACGCAGAACTTCGCAAGATCACAACCCGCCAAGGCAACGCCAAGAAGTCTGTACTGCAAAGAATTGACGAGTACAACGAGCAACTGAACACTTTGAGCGACCAGCTTGAAAGCGGTTTGGCTACGCCCACCATGGCCGAGAAGGTGGAGAACCTTAAAGCCAAGCAAGGTAAAGCCGAAGCCCGTGGCGCACGGCAGTTGGATGCCAAAGAGAAGTACGACCTCAAGCGCAAGATCGACGCCCTGACAAAGCGACGCGATGCTTTGGTCGAGACAAACCTCAAACCCGTTGAGAAAGCCATCGAAGCCATTCACGCCAAGCTGTACACCACAGTACCCGTGGAGAAGAAAAGTACTGCGGCTACAAAAGCCAAAGCCGAACAGGAAGCCAAGAAAGAAAAGTCCGCAGACTTGTACGCGTTGGCGCTTGAGCTTGGCAAAAAGAAACCTGCTTATAAAGCCTACGAAAAAACAGTTGACGACTACATTGCTGCCCAGACTGAAAAGCTGGGAGAAGACGACGAAAAAGTCTTGCGCTTGATTGATCGCCGTGCAACGGTGTTGGAAAATAAAGCCATTGAGCTTGGCAAAGCCACGCCTGAGTACAAAAAAGTTTTGGCTACGGAAATGGAATCCCGCAAGGCAGCGGGTGAGGTCGCTACTAGGCCAACAATCAGCCGCGCCGCCAAGACAGCCAAGCGTATCAATTCAGGCGACGTGCGCAAAGAAGCCGAAGCGTCCGAGCAGATGCGTGTCCTCGCCCGTGAGTTGGGCGAGAAAGAGCCTGAGTTTGCTAAGTTTGAGAAAGACTTAACCAAGCGCATGACAGCGCTGGAAGACCGCTACGGCGACGATGATCCACGAGTGAAAGACTTCCGCAGATCAGTTGCGGACATGTACACAGCCAAGGCCATCGAGCTCGGTAAGAAAACGCCTGAGTACAAGGCCACGCTCAAAGAGCAGATTGCGTACTTCCAAGAGACGCTGGCTCAGAGCAAGCAGGAAGCACCTTCCAAGCGCACAACACAAGAGACTCGCAAGGTCAACCGCGCTCCCAAAGAGTTGCGTACTGCAACGGGCGAAGCCGTCAAAGAAGGTTCTCAGACCGTCAAAATCAAGACACGCAAGGGTACTGCGGAAGCCGCTGGCCCCGCACGTACAGGCAAGCCTCCCATGGCGGAGAAGGTGTTGCCAACACCATTACGCGTACCCGGCAAAGTGTCTGTCAAGGAACAAGAGCGCCTCATCAAAGAGATCAACGACTCTGAAGGTGGCACAGCCTACCGTACCCGTGAGCAAGAGGGCGACGTAGTCGACGCAAGACAAGCCGCTGACTTCATGGAAAAAGTGCAGAGTAAACTGCCTAATAATGTGAAGCTGGTATATGCCGCAAACCCCGGCAAAATCCCCATGTCGCTGCTCAAGCGTATGTCGGAAGAAGGCGTTGACCCAACCACCGCTATGGTGCAGGGCGCTGTGTTCAGTGACGGTACGGTCTTGGTGGTGGGCGACCAGCACGCTGACTTGAAAGACTTGGAAGCCACGGTGTTCCACGAGTTGGTTGGCCACTACGGTATTGACACCATCATTGGTATCCCACGCTTGCAGGCATACGCCAACAAGACTGACCTGCGTCAACTGGCACTTGACATTGGTGGCCAGAAACTCTTGGACGAAGTCACACGCACGGCACAGTTCAACGCGGCGCAGGGCAAGAGCGAGGCTGTCCAAAAACTTCAGGTTTTGCGTGAGATCATTGCGCACACCGAAGAAGCTCGCGTGACTGAGAGCTTTAAAGAAAAAGCTGGCCGATGGCTCAAGGAGTTGGTCGGCATGATTCGCGCAGGCTTGCGTGATCTGGGCTTCACTTCTTCCTCTGTACTATCAACATCTGACATCTTCTACTCTTTGAAGCAGTCTCGCAAAGCTTTTGAGAACAAGACGATTGGCCCATACAGGATGGCTGATGGCCAGATGGCTTTCCGCACCAAGCAGGAGCCCACGCAGTACGGCGCTTCGTTCATTGCCAAAGAGCCTTCACTCAAAGACAAGTTGCTTGGCAACGTCATGGGTCTGACTGGTCGCGTTCAGTTCATCGACAAAGACGCAGCCCTGTCTGAAGCCTTCAAACGTGGCGTAGCCGACAACGTTATCACTTCTTTGGAAGCACAGAACGCAGAGTTTTATTTGCGATTTGGCCAACAGCGCAGCCAGTATGCGGGTCAAGCGCTGACCAACGGACGTCTGGTTTTACGCAAAGGCGAAGGCGGTGGCTACGTTTACGACAGCGTCAAGGGCGCTAACATGTTGGAAGTGGCAGAGGCTCTGCACAAGGGCAAGTTTGCCAACGACTCAGAGGCCGAAGCCGTCCTGACCGCATACGTGGCAGGCGAGCGTGCCAAAGTCAAAGGCTGGGAGAAGCTCAACTACGAGAACCCCGCTCTGGCTGAGAAGGAGTACAACGATGTCATGCGCTTGCTTGAGAGCGACAAGACAAAGAAAGACGCTGTCCTTGAAGCAGCACGTATCTACAAAGAGTTCAACGACGGGCAGATTGATTTCCTCGTACAGACTGGCGCTATCACAGAGAAGCTGGCCAAGGAACTGAAGTCCGTACCCTACATCCCGTATTACCGCGTCAACAGCAACAGTGGCAACATCGAGCTGATGGTGGATAAAGAGACGCCTGTACGCATCGGGAACGTTAAGACAGAACCACAACTGAAAGAGTTGGTGGGTGGTAACAAGAACATTCTGCCGATCTTCACAAGTTCTGTGCAGAACACGTTCATGCTGACCGACATGGCGCTTCGCAACCAGATGATTAAAGAGTCTGCGTTCTTGCTCAAAAAGATGGGCATTGCAACAGCGCTTGGAGAAGGTTCTGGCCCTGCAAGCGACAGCACTGTGCGCTTCAAAGTCAACGGCAAAGATCACTTTGTCTACATCGACAAGGACAAGTACGGCATCCCAGCGGAACTTATCATCAAGGGCATGGAAGGTATCAAAACTACGATGCCAGCCGCCATCAAGATGCTGGGCATCCCTGCGGACATCCTGCGTAATTTTGTCGTGAAGAACCCCGCCTACGCTGTGCGTCAGACTGTACGTGACCCGCTCAATGCTTGGCTGACTACCGGTACAGACGCTACGCCTGTGCTGAGTTCCTTCAAAGAGTTGGCCAGTATGGTGGCCGGCCGCAGCGAAGTTGAATCCAAGCTGATGCGTTCAGGCGCTATCAGTAGCAACGTTTTCTCTGGCGACCAGCGCGATGCGTCTAAGTTCCTTAAAGAGATTACTTCTGGCCGATCCGGTTGGTCTAAGCTCATGGCAAGACTGGATGCGTTCGCTATGCAAGGCGATGCGTCTACCCGCGCTGTGGTTTACAAAGACTCCTTGGCCAAGGGTATGTCCGAGCAAGCCGCGCTACTGCGCACGCTTGAGTCAATGAACTTTAGCCGCCGTGGTTTGTCGCCCAGCATGCAAGCGTTGTCGATCATCATTCCGTTCTTCAACGCTCAGATCCAAGGTTTGGATGTGCTCTACCGCGCATACACAGGCCAGATGCCATTCAGCGACCAGCTTAAGATTAAGCAGAAGATGATGGCTCGCGGTTTGATGCTTGCCGCAGGCACAATGGCCTACGCCGCCATGATGTCCGATGATGAGGCGTACAAACGCGCTAAGCCTGAAGAACGCTACGGAAACTGGTTTGTATATGTGCCCGGCTTTGACGAGCCCTTGCGCGTACCTATTCCGTTTGAATTGGGTTATGTGTTCAAAGCGTTGCCCGAGGCTATCCTTGACATGGCGTCCAACGACGAGAAGGCATCTAAGGCCGTGGGCGGCTGGCTCAAACTTGTGGCACAGACTAACCCATTCAGCTTGCCACAGGGTATCAAGCCTATCACCGAGGTGTACCTTGGCAAGTCGTTCTTTGGTGGCGACATCGAGTCCCAACGTGAGCAGAAAATGCTGGCGGCTGAGCGTTCACGCGAGTCCACCACAGAGTTTGCCAAGTTGCTCGGTAGCATCACAGGTAGCGAGACCATCAAGCAGCTTACGGGCAAAGAAGGTTTGTCGCCAATCAGCATCGACTACCTCATCCGTGGTTACACGGGCGGCGCAGGCATCGCTTTGGTGCAGTTGGCCAACCCGATACTGAACACCGAGATGAAAGCCGATGTCGCACAGCCATCGCTCAAGGCCAGCAAGACACCGTTCATTGGTGGTTTGTTCCAGCCCGTCGAAGGCCGTGGCACACTGGACGAAGCGTACGATGCAATGCTCAATATCCAGCAGACCAAGGGTACGTTCAACCGTCTCGTGGAGCAGGGTAAGACAGCGGAAGCCAGAGCGTTTGCCCAAGAACACGCTGACAAGCTGGGGGCAGCATCGGTGTCTGGCTCGGTACAGCAGAAGCTTGGGGAGTTCGCCAAGTACCGCCGTCAGATTGAGGCATCCCCCACCATGACCACAGAGCAGAAGGATGAGATGCTGGCGCGGATCGACAAGGCTCAGACGGAATACGCCCGAGCCTTCCTCAAGGCAGTCGATAAAACCACACGCCAGTAAAGCCGTCCTTGACCCCGATCTTTGCTCGGGCGTCAAACAAACGAATGCCGAGGGCCTTGTTCAAGCCCTCGGTTCTTACAGCCTCAGTGTCGATGCAGGGGACGAAGAACCCCTGCCCCCGCTCAAGCCGCTGCCACGGATAAAGGATTGATAATTTCTTCATCCATCGTGGAGATTTCTCTCGAAATCTTCATTGTGGCAACCCGCATGGGTGGGCCGCCAGTTCTTGCCATCAAGTCTTTCTTGGGCATGTAGGACACTACAAACTGGCGCTCAAGCTGGCGCTTGAAGTCCGCGTAGCCGAAGCTCATGTTGGAGCAGAAGGTTTTTAGCAGGCGCTCCTCGATATAGAAGTCAACGTGGTTGGCTGTTACGCCGTGCTCCACGCGCCCCATAACTACCGAGCGGGTTGTGGAAGAGTCGATCAGGGCTGTGTCCCCCAGCAGTGCGCTTGCGCCTGACTTGGCGTTAAAGCGTACCACCACGAACTTGCCGTAGTTCTCTTGGATGAAGCCGTTCAAGACATCCTCTGCGTTGCGCTTGCTGGTGCGCACAGTACCGCGTGCTGCATTGACCCGAGCCTTGAGAAACTCTTTGATGTCGTGCAGGGGGAAGTCAACAATGTTCATGTACTTACTGCCGAGAATCGCACCGGCCGTCATGATTGTGCCAACGCCTGCCATCCAGAAGCGCTCGTCATTGGTAGCACCGAAGTCCTTGTAGCAGTTACGCACCACATCGGGCACCATGGTTTTGAGCATCGGTACATTCTTGGCCAAGAACTCTGCCAACTCGTGACCGACTACGCCGTAGTTGGCTTGCAAAGACTTGATGACTTCGATCTCATGGGGTTCCCATGACAACTCTTCGTCCATGACAAACTCCAAAACGCGGCGCATCTCACCTTCTGATGAGTGCTTGCGGGAGCCTGTTAGGTAGTCCACCACGTGGGTATTGGAGGACATGATGGCCACAGTCTGCCAGATAGAAAGGTTCAAGCGCTCTTTGTTTGCGCCTGACTCCATACGCTCCTTACCGCGACCCTCGGTCATGTCCAGTAGGAACTCGGGGAACCACTCAGCATCCTTGCGGTTCTTGGCGGTGATCTCATCCGTCACCAAGGGCAGACTTTGCAGCAGACCAAGGCGTTGCTGCATGGCCACAGGAGAAGTACTCTTGCCTGTGCGGTAGTGTGTTGGGTGACCCCAGATTGAAGCAGCACCTTCCAGTGCCAGTGATTTACCTGTACCGGACTCGGTTGAGCCGCAGTGGTATGTCATACCATAGATACCTGTGAAGCGCATGAACGGAGCGCTTGCTCCAGCCAGTACAACAGACAGGTGGCCATATAGCTTTTTTGCTATAAGCATTTTGATGAACGTCACCCAGTTCTCGATTGAGCCGTGGGGTTTGGTGTTGGCCACGATGTTCTCAAGGCCGGGCATCGGCACTTCTATCGGGGCGGCTGTCTCGCTGTAAATCTTTCCGGCATACACGAATGTGCCGTTCTCTTGCCAGCCATAGTTGGCTGGTACTTTGACGGGCGACTTCTCGTTGCTCATCTTCTCAACGCTTGCGCGTACGTAATCAAACAGGTTCTTGTCGTTGCCTCGGCCGAACGACGCCACGATGTTTTGGTTGGCCAGAGACTTAACTGTCTCGTCTTGGCTCACGACAGCCTTCTGGGGCATCGTGATGTTCTGCACGCCCTCGCGCCTGATGGCCATGAGGTGTACTGTGTGCTCTCCGTTGTGGCTCAAGATGTCCACAGGGAAAAGGTCGTAAGGAATAATCAGAACGTTGCGCGTGGTCTTGTTGCCCTGCGCATCTTCGTCTTCCTTCTGGATAAAAATGCCACCACGCTCACCATAAGCGTAGCCTCGGGGTGCTTCAGGGCGAAGCACTTTCTTGACTTCCTCGTCCATCGCTACGCGTGGTAATTCCACCACGCTCTCCACTGTGGTCACCGCCATGTCGCGTCCGAAGATCAGCGGGTTTGTAATCTTTCCCCAATGCTGGCATCCGGGGCAGACTCCGGGGTTCTCCGAGTCCATCTTCGTGCATGGGTAGGGGCCTTTGATCTCGGCCAGCTTCGTCTTCATGCGGTCTTCGCTGTAGGGGTGCATGTCGCTGATCCACTTCGATGCACCTTCGCCATCTACACAGACCTTCGTCCAAGACAAAATGCCACGCCACAGGGGTTCCATGCCGTCCTGCTCAGCGTTCTCCACGTAGTGTGCGATCTGGCCACAGCCTGTGCCTGCACGGGTCTTGACCACGATGTTCTTGAACCGTGTGACGCTGTTCTCAAACAATTTGACTTGGCTTGCCGAGGGTGCGGCTGGCCTAGTACCGGGGAGTTCAACCACGTTGTTGGCTTGCTTGGCCGTGACTTCATACTGCGTGCCGATGAGGTTCTTCTCAACCACAGCTCGGATGTCTGCCAACTCGAACACAGCACCTTCGCTTACGAAGCGCACGTTGGTCTGCTCACGCACACGCTTCTTGTTCTTGATGCCCTTGTTGATGGTGTCAGGCACACGCAGAACGCGGGATGCGTCTGATGTAACTGTTGGGTCAATGTCCAGCTTGTTCTGGTAGCACATGCGCTTGAACGCCTCGGCCACCGGCTTCCACTCGTTGACATCCACCGCCTCAGTCAGCGGCCAGTATGCGTGCACACCGCCGCCAGATGCCACCATCCATGGGTCGCCCAGTGCGGACAGCCCAGTAGCTTCGGTGAAATCCATGATGGCCTGTGCTGCGGCCTTGGCGGATGGGTACGCCTTGGGCTTGATGTTGCCTTCTTCGTCAGGGATGTCCTTGGGATGGTTGCAGTCCACGTCCACGGCAAAGGTCTTGACCATCTGCACGTTGTCCGCCGTGCGCTTGTTCTCGCCTTCCCCGAACGTACCGAACGCGAAGTAAATGTCTTCGCCTGCCTTCTTCCATCTGTCGATTACAGGTTGTGCTTCCTCCAGTGTGTGAACATATACGTGTTCTTTTTTTCTTGAAAGTTCCACCACACAATAGCGCCCATTTCCGGGCGGTGGCAAAACCGCCGCTACAAACTCAAGCGGTTCCATATTTTTTACGCCTTGTCAGAAAAGGGTTTGTTGTTTGGGGTCAATGAACGGATGTTACTCCGTTGGGGCTAGCGCTACAAAGCGGCGCAAAAGTTCTTTCTGCCATTCCTTTGGCATCCCGTGCAGGTCATCCACTGCATCAGCGCAGTAGTTGATAAGTTCCCTGTTGGTCAGGGTTCTAGGTTGTATTCCTTGCATATTTTTCTCCATGCTTGTTCTGCGTCTTTTGAGGACTTCATTATTTCTAACAGGAGTTCTACGCGGTTTTGATACGCGACAAAAACATCCTTGCCTTCGAACCAGTTGTACACAGTCTGGCGTGTGACTCCGAGCGCATACGCAATCTTCGTCACGGGGAAATCTAGATAGATCGCCCAACGCCCAAGCTGATTGCCGGGCGTTTTCTTGGCAGCCATGACTGCGTCAATTACTTTTTGTGAATAAGCCATAGTGTTTGGGTGGGGGTACTAACCGTTCTTTCGCTAGCCTTCGAAAAGTCTTTGCCCAGCTTTCCCCCCGATTCCTTACTTTCTGTTTTGTGCCAGCAATAAACAGGTGGCACGTTCAGTTTCGTTTTGGTCGAACAATGCACAAGACACAACCATGGGGTCAGCGCCGTTGGCTACGGCCTTCTCCCACTTGTCACGTCTGTCGTGCGATCCGAAGGTGCAAGAGCCGATAAAAACCACCGTTACGATCGTGGCCAAGCCCCAGATACGTAGCCAGAATTTTTGGTCGTTGTCCATGGTAGACCTCACTCATCATCCCAGTCGGACACGATGTCAGCCAGCTTGCCTTTCTTGGCAGGCACAGCAGAGGGCTTCGCGGCTTCCTTGCGAACTTCGGGTTCAGCTTCTTCCTCTACCTCGACTGGCTTGGCTTTGGCCTTGGCAGCTTTCGGTGCGGGTGCTGGCGCTTCGTCTTCTTCCTCGGCTTCAACGGCCACAGGACGCTTGCCTTCGATCTTCAAGGGGGCAGGAGCAGGCTTCACACCATCAGAGGCGGCAACAGTCATGACAACTGCACGCTTGGCCTCGTCGCTTTCGCCTTGAGCCTTGACGATCTCAAACTCTTCTGGAGTCAACCAACGATTGGGCGCGAAGTGCAACTTGGGCGCTTCTGCCTTCGTGTCGAACTTCATGCGAGTGACAATCATCTCGGGGCTGATGGGAGGGTTCTGCATGGCCAAGTTGCGAGCGAAGGCTTGCAATGGGCGCTTGTCTCCGTCTTCCTTGCCGAACACCGAAGTGGCTGGCAAAGTCAACTGCAACACATCACCTTCAATGTTGTTCTCCAAAACCACAGCCAAGCGTTGTTGGTAACGGCAGGCTCGGCTGTTGCCTTGGCCTGACCCTGCGATGTTCTGAGGGCATGACATGCAAGTTGTAGCTTGCTTGTTCTCGGCGGATGCGTCTGGGCGCTCACCATCGTTGCTCCAGCAGTCAGGGCCAGTGATGTTGTCACCGTCGTAAGACTTAGCGTAGAAGATGCGGCTGACCTTGGGGGCGGCCTTGACGATGATGACGTCCAAGAAGCGTTCGTCGATAGCGGCAATCTCTTTGCCACCGGCCAGCAAACGGAACACACCACCTTTGATGGAGATGCGCTTGGTGCTTGTGCCTACACCGCCACCTGTCAGGGCTTTGGCTGTCTCAGACAACTCGTGGTTGCGTGCAAATGCGGGAACGTTTGAAGGGTTGAATAGTGCGATATTAGTCATAATAAGGTCTCATTTGGTTGGTTTAGTTACGCGAATCTCAAACTCTGTGACAGAGTTCAAGCCCGGAGGGAGAGAGCCCGGGTTCTCTTCGAGGTACCGTGCCATGTTGGTTTGCGCGATGCGTTTCTCCAGCAAGTCCACGACTTCATTCTCAAGAATAAACTTTTTGAATGAGTCCCAGTCCTGCGTGTTGTAACGCGTCTTGGTCACCATCGACACGGTTCCAAAAGAAGTTTGAACGGACTTGACGCCCATCAACTTCATCTGGTCTTTCATCGCAAAGCGAACTTCATCTTGCTGTGCCTTCAGAGTCTCGATTTCGTTGTCGTACTCCTGCGTCAAGCGGTCGATGCGCTCCTTGATTTTGCGATAGATTTTTGCAAGCCTGTCCAGAGGGATTGGCTCTTGGGTTTCTTCAGACATATGCTTTCTCCTGTGTTTGTTTTTGTCTAAGGTTTGACAGTTTACATAGTTTTCTTTGCGTTGCAACCCCCTTTCAAGAATTTATTTCTGTGTCGAACATCTCTGTAAGCAAAGAGTTATCACTTACCTTGGCTTCTAATGCTTTAAACATCTTCTTCTCGATGGGGCTACCCTGAATGTGAATCACAGTAACTTTGTCGGAATCTTGACCTTTACGATCGGCTCGTGCTATGCACTGAACGTACTGCTCAACGCTCATCAATGGGCCATAGAAGATCACAGTGTCTGCGGCAGTTAGGGTAATCCCGTGTGCACTAGCCTGCGGCTGCATCACCAACACGCGAGGGTCAGGCTCACTCTGAAATCTGCGAATCGTGTCTGCGCGTTTGGGCGGTGTGACACTGCCGTGGATGCACTCGTTGGCGATGCCCTTCTTTAAGAGGTGGTTGTGGATGGTGTCGATAGTGCTACGGAACAGCGCAAAGATGATGACCTTGCGTGATGTCTCTTCCAAGATTTCCTCAAGCACACTAAGGCGTGGCGCTGAGTCGAACTCCACAACTTCTCTGTCGTCTGTGTACGCCGCACCGCAACTGATCTGCAAGAGTTTGGACACACCAGCGGCAGCGTTCACTGCACTGATCGTCTCGCCTGCTGCCTGCACCATCATCTTGTCCTTGAGCATGTTGTAGTACTTGGCCTGCTGTGGTGTCAGGGGTACTTCGCGTGTCATGGTAATGACTGGCGGTAAGTCAAGGCACATCTCTTTGGTAAAGCGAATGGCCGGTTGCAGTGCTTGGTGTACCAACTCAGGAGCGTTGGGCTTGGCCGCCCACTTAAACATCGTCACCTTGTGCATCACCATGTCACGCCACGCAGTGAAGAACTTAGGCACGTTGTCGGGGTTAACCAACTTGGCCAAGCCATACGCATCAGCAGGCGACTGCGATGCAGGTGTGCCCGTCATCATCCAGAGGAATGTGTTGGGCTTGATGATGGACTTGAGCGTCTTCCAACGCTTGGTTGTCATGGTCTTGTAGGCGTTTGCCTCGTCAACAATGATTAGATCGAAGCGGCCATCTGCATTGATCTCGTCAGCGATTAAGTTCAGACCATCGTAGTTGGCAATCACGAACTCGTAGTCCTGCTGAACCATCTCGATACGGCGACTAGCCTGCGCGTGGTGCGCGACAATGGCAGAGCGATGGATGATGCTGTTGTTCAGATCGCCAAGCCATGCAGACTGCATGATCGACAAGGGGCACAGAATCAAACAGCGCCGTACTTCGCCGCGTTGCATCAGGTAATCGGCAGCCCACAATGCTGAGAGCGTCTTGCCTGTGCCGGGTTCGCTAAACACAAAGGCTTTGCGGTTGAGCGTTAAGAAAGATGCAGTATCAATCTGGTGAGCCATGGGCTTGTATTTACCCGGCCAGTTGTATCGCCTAGTGATGGGCGATTGGATGTTCTTCACACCTAGATTACGCAGAACCCTGCACTCATCAAGACCCCAATAGACAGCGACATCGAAGCCGCCGTCATCTCGTTCCATGACTTTGTGTTTGGGGATTACCTGATATTTCTGTGGGTTGCGGGTGCGAAAGACAAGTGCTTTGTCCTCGATGATTTCCATGCTTTCTCCGTTTATTTATTATCTGATCGGTTCGCTGACTTACTTCGCATACGAAGGTTTCCCTTCGTTGACGTACCGCCTGAGCGCATAGGCTTGATGTGGTCTACATCTTTGCCGTCACCCTTGGTGGCCGCGCCCGTCTTCTCCATCATGCGACGAGCTTTGACTCGCTCTGCGCGTTTCTTGATCTGCTCTGGGCGGCCTTGGTAGTTGTCGTACTCACTGCGGTAGTTGCGTGTAGCCATGATTACTCCTAATGTTTAACAGGGGGTTGAATTAAATCCATGATGGACTGTTCAGTCTCAGCCACCAAGAGACGCACTTTGTTTTGCGCTTCGAAGTTTGCGACTGCTGCTTGCTTTGAAAGTTGCTTGGTGATTGTCACCATGACAGCGCCTTCTGTTGTGTTCTTGAGTGAGTTCTTGTTCCTTTCAAACACATCCAGCAGTGCCTCGGCCATGTTGGTTGCTTTGATTGTCCAGATGTTTACTGAACGGCCTTCGTCTGAGTCTGTCACGATGTCAATGTCGTATGTGTTCATGTCTTTCTCCTTAATGTTTTGGGTGGTTTTCACAAGTTGTTACGGGACACCAAGGACACAGTGGTGAGGGTCTTGGGTTCCATACACCTGACGCATGCGCTTGCTCAATCCGCGCTACGCGTTGGCGATACTGCCACCACTCAGCTTCGGCTTGGTCAACCGTATATGACGCCCTAACCATATCATCCTTGACCACGAACAGCAACGCTGCGTTGACCTTGCGGATGTGCGGGAAGTGGGCGAACACCATGAGCGCCATAAGTTTAAGTTGCTCACGATCGGGGTACTTGTTGTTGCCAGTCTTGTAGTCCACCACCCAACAAGTTAAGTTCTCATCATCAATGATGAGCAAGTCTGCAATGCCACGAAGCCACACGTCCTTGCCGAGAAACTCACAAGGGCGCAGGTCAACAGTCAGTCCCATCTTGTACTCGCACAGCTTCCTGCCGGGCTTGGCGTTCAGGGCATCGAGCGTGTCCTTGATAAACGCAAACTCTGGTGGCAGGGGCTTGCCTTCCTTGATGTATAACTCTGCGGCTTCGTGCAGTATCGTGCCGTAGCGCGTCGCTTCAGTCTCTTGGAACTTGTAGTTCTTCAAGACCTTGACTTCGTGATACCGACGGGCACAGCCCTCGTAGTCTTTGAGGGAGGAGTGGCTCCATGTAATTGGCTTGGTCATTCGAACTTCGCAGTCTTGATGGCTACAGTTAATCGGTTGGCAAACTGGGTGACAAACGCCTCGTTCTTGTTGAGTTCGTGCTGTCCCATGTCTTCCAGTATGGCGTGTGTGACTTCGTGCCAGAAGGTGTCCGCCATTTCGTCCTTGGTGAACTTGCGGCCTGTGATGTTGCTCGACTTGCCAAGCCGGATGCACTGCTGTGGATAGAACGTACGCCCCATGTCTTTGCGGTGGAGCATGGCTTCCACCACCTCCACGCTGTACCACTTCTTGCCGACACGCATACGCGTTGGTAACTTCATACTTTCTCCTTTTAATTCTTTGCTAACCCATAACGG